CCATCCTAGAAACAGTAATTTCTATGAGATAGGGTGGTATGTCACATCGGAACTTTTTATTGTAGTCATCCCAACAAAAGACTTGACTTATTTGAAAGGAGGTCAATATAATGAGTTATCTGTAATTGAGTACAGAGTTTATAACCGTGGTGATGGAAGGTTTGTACTAGCACCCACTGAACCTTCTTTACCTTACTTGGAGGAATTCTATTGGCGAGTACACCGGAATCAAAAGTCAAGAAGTCCGTAAAGAATGTATTGGATTCGCTCGGTGCGTACTACGTCATGCCTGTCACAAGCGGGTTTGGTCGGTCAGGCGCACCTGACTTTCTAGTATGTCTTAAAGGAAGATTTATTGGTATTGAGTGCAAGTCAGGTGGAAAACTACCTACTGCACTCCAACTGGATAACCTTGAGCGCATCGAGTCATGCGGGGGTTTAGCCTTAGTTATCAATGAAGAAAATGTAGTTCACTTAGTCCATTATTTAAAAGGAGCAGTAAATGCGTAGAGCAAAATATGATGAGAAGATCATCAAGATGTTGGAGAAGTCTGGTGGTATGAAAGCCTCAACGGTTGCAGCGCAACTAGGGGTTCGTCCGACTACGATTTATAAAGTTCTATCACGTATGTTGGAACAAGGTCGCGTCGTGAAAGACGAGCAATTGTTTGCGGTAGTTGATGAGGTCAATATTAAATCCCCCGAGGATGTGTCTGACCTTATCGCACGTCCCGTTGCGGCTGATGCAAAAGTTCTAGTAGAAGAAGAACTTCGCTTGGTCAATCAAGAGCTTGATGAATTGACCCGCGAGATGCACGTCTTGCGTGAAATCCACAACCGTCTGACTTATATCCTTGGACGCACCCGCTAAGGTCGTCGTTAAATCCACAGGTCAGGTTGGCTACTTCGTTAAGGAATCACGAGCGGGTGAACTCTTAATCAGGGTTCCTCGCACGGACGGGTGGCCGTTCCCTGACTACATCACAGTCAAACGCAAGGATGTCAAGGCTTATCGCAAAGATAAGAACAAGGACTTAGAGGACATACCCCTTGCACCATTTTAGGAACATCATGGAAGATATTAGTAAACATCTTATGCAAGCACACACAGCACTCAAATCTGTGTACGAGTGTGTTAACGAGCGGCGTTATGAGCAAGCGCAACACTACGCAGAAGAAGCGTTGTTTCATTCACGTTGCGCGGTATTGTGGTTAAAGGAGCGACTAGATGACCCCACAGCCCCTGACCGATAAGCAACTCAAGGTACTCAAGTACGTTAAGAAACGAGCGACCCCGTCAACCGTGAGAGAGATTGCGTTGCAGACGAAGATAGACAAGAACACTGTCTACTCATTGATGACCAGACTTACGCGGTTGGGATGTGTTGAAAGTTTCTTAAAGAAAGATCCCGACAGGCCGTACATCACGGCAGAGCGGCACTACAAATTTATAACGATGGAGCCACAAAAACAGGAGAAGTTATTCCAGAAGAAAGAAGATCAGATGTTTTGCAAGAAGTTTTCTAAGACGAGGATAACCATACCCGAACCTTTTTTCAGTGATCCATTCAACATGACAGGAGTAAGAGATGCAGATAAAGACAACAAGCGAAAGCACAAACGTGCTCGAAACGTTCAAAAGACAGTGGCGACTGCTTAAGCAACCGTATCCCTGGAAAGATCCTAAAGTTATAGCTGAACGTAAGCGTATCGCGGATCTGGACATGGAGCGCATCAAATTAAGATCTCAGGGGGAAGTGAAATGAATATTGCTACGGATCTTAGAAATGCAGGAACGGATCTAGCTTTGGATAATGCCGGTGCAAACTGGCGAGCACTTGCTACATCCCATGTCATTCGTAAGTTTGAGCTAGCTGGGGCGAACGGATGCCTTTTTGAAACAGCAAGAACTTTTGCCGAAGAAAATGGAATAGGGGCACCACCACATCACAACGCATGGGGTGCTTTGTGTCTAGCATTAAGTAGGCAAAACATTCTTGTGAAAACAGGGCAATACGTTAACAGTAAAACAGCCAGAAGCCACGCACGAGTTTCACCTGTATGGCGACTTAAAAAATTTGAAGTTCAACAGGAGACGTAAAGATGTCAATGATGAATCTAAACAAACCCGCAGAAACTGAAACGCAACCTATATTTGTTCTACACAATTTTCCCTTCTACCCGCACTACAGCGAGAAACATAAGTGGGTTGGGCCTGGGCATTGGTCTAAACGGGTTGAATACACCACGACTGAGTTAGCTGCACTAGGGGCACGTCTTACGACGATGCAATTATGGAAAAGATCATGGACGAATGAGGTGAAAGGATGGAAGATTTTGTAATTTGGGTAGGTGGGTTTTTAGTTGGCTTCATAGTCGGTGTACTCAGAGGCAGACGAAGCATTGTGCGTGAGGCGCAAGCACTTGTTAACGAAACAATTATGGAGGTAAGAAACTATGAACGATCCCGTAAACCATCCTAAGCATTACACCGAGCACCCAAGCGGTGTCGAGTGTATAGAGATTACCGAGCACATGAATTTCTGTGTAGGGAATGCTATAAAATATTTGTGGCGAGCTGGCCTGAAGGGTGAGCAGGTTGAGGATCTACGCAAAGCACGTTGGTATATCGACCGTGAGATTGCACGGATACTAAACAACGCAGACGAGCCTCCCTTCATGAAGAGGGGGTAGAAATGAATGTTTTAAAAGTTGAAAAAGAACCAACCGCAGATCATTGGGTGATACTGAGATTACTTAGATTGATAGCTAAAAACACGCCACAGGTTGTTGTGGGCTTAGATTACTCAAAATCAATTAAATACTTGCAGGATCAAGTAGGTCCAACGCAGTTGGGCCAAATGATTGAACAACTAAACAGGAGCAAAGAATGACTATGAGGCAACAATTTAGAACTAAATTTTCACCGGGGCATATCGATGCGCTTTACAAAATTATCTACATTTCACCCCGCGCACAAAAAATCACAAACGAATGTATTATAAAAGACAGAACTTACGAGGATGTCGGCATACAATTTGGTATAAGTAAGGAAAGAGTACGACAGATAGTTGCTAAAGTTTTTCGTGCATTTAACAGGTACGAAACAAAAATAACGGAAGCAGAGGAACGCCGCCATGAGTCCCGCGCATAGGTTTGCCATGCTCGCTGCATGGCTTGAGGGTTACGCCGAGGGCTTGCCTGATTACTGTACTAACGAAAAGTTCAAGATAAAGGAGGCAGCAGAACTGCTGATGGAAGTGTACGAGCAGCGCATGAAGGGGAAGGAAGAATGGAAACAACATGCGGGGGATCGGGCATGAGCAGAGAAGCTATGAAGCTGGCGCTTGAGGCGTTGGAGAGCGATCCAATAAGTCATGCCGGACTTGTTAACAGAAAGCAAGCCATCACCGCCCTGCGCCAAGCACTGGAGACAGAGCAAGAGCCGTTTGAATATTGGAACGCAGTTGAAGGGTGGGTAAAAATCGATGAGGTGCGTGAGCATTTCAACGCTGTAGGGTGTGGAACCATTTACAAGTCTGCTGGCGAAGGTCGATCACCTCTCTACACCGCGCCACCAAAGAAAGAATGGGTTGGGCTGACTGATGATGAGGTGTCAGAAATTATTGATCGGGAGATTGGGTTTAATAGTTGTTGGGGGCCAGAAGAAGCCTTTGCCCGAGCCATCGAAGCCAAGCTAAAGGAGAAGAATCATGGATAGAGAAGACATCATCCGCATGGCGCGGGAGGCTGGATTGGCTTACGGATCTGACGAAAAGCCATTAGGTTCTGTAACACGCTTCGCCGCCCTGGTCGCCGCGCATGAACGCGAGGCATGTGCGAAGGCGTGTGATGAGCGGGAAGAAATTTTTCAAAAGTATTACACCAAAGGTCTTCCGAAGTTATGCGCCGAAGCCATAAGAGCAAGGAGTGAGAAATGAGTGGCGATCACAACATGTATCAAAAACCAAGATCCTATGACGATGACACTCAATACGATGAGGCACAAGTGCAAGCCATGATCAATAAGGCTGTACGTGACGAACGTGAGGCGTGTGCAAAAGTCTGTGCAGATATTGCAATGCACAGAGAAATGGACTCATACGGAATGTTGGTAGCGCATAGTTGCGCTAACGAGATTTTGGCAAGAGGTGGAAAATTAACCTAATAACATTAGACCTAGAAACTTTTTACAGTCAAGAAGTTTCACTGACCCGACTGACGACGGAGGAGTACGTCCGTCACCCTGAATTTGAAGTCATCGGCATAGGTATCAAGATCAACGATTCCCCCGCATACTGGATTTCAGGGTCGCGTGAGATGCTAAATAAACATCTTAGGTCATTGCCTTGGCGGGACTCCATGCTCCTGTGCCACAACACGATGTTCGATGGCTCCGTGCTCGCCTGGACATTACAAATCTCTCCACAAAAATATCTTGACACACTGTGTATGGCTCGCGCCTTGCACGGTGTGGACGCAGGGGGCAGTCTCAAAGTCTTGGCCGAGCGGTATCAGATCGGGGTGAAGGGCGAAGAAGTTATCCATGCCAAGGGTAAGCGCAAGGCTGACTTCACCCCAGAGGAGCTTGCACGTTACGGCGAATATTGTATTAACGATGTCGAGCTGACTTACAAATTGTTTGGATGTATGGCTCCAAAGTTTCCTGAGTCTGAGCTTGACCTTATCAATCTCACGTTGCGCATGTTCATCCACCCTGTGTTTACTGTAGATGAAAACCTTTTACTAGAAAGGCTAGATGACGTGAGAGCTGAGAAGTCTGAACTTCTTAGTTCGCTCAAAGAGAAGCTGGGCTGTAATACTGAGGAA